TTCTTCGTTTTGTTTTAATACTTCATTTAAGCCACCGTCTTGAAAACCTACTGCACCACCCTCACTAGCTTGTAGTACAGACTCTAACTTCTGCATATCTTCTGGTGATAGATCTAAACCATTAGGTTGATCTGGGGTTGGTGCAGCAGGTCCAGGTCCAGCTATAGGTTCCCCACCTATGCGACCTTCATCTGCCATCTGCGCTATTTGTACTTTAGCGTCAGTTCGCAAGTCTTCAAAAAACTTTAAACCATAGAATCGTAATACATCAGCAGGTACTACATATTCTCCCTCACTCAGCATAGCTGGTACATCATCTCTTACTTCTTCAGGAAGCGATCCCATAGGTACATCATTACCGCTTACTGGGTCTTGTCTCTCTGACTCGTTTAGAGCCATTTCCATTTGATCACTTACTGCCATTTATTTCATCCCTTAAATATTGTAATTTACGTAAAGCAGATATCTCACCCTGACACCTGTATATATCTGCCTCACCTTGAACTTGCTCCATCTTAACGTGTACTTGATTTATTTTATCATCTAGTGTTTTACCGAAAGCAACCCACACAGATTTATCGTTTACTATTTTCTTGAGTGCTATTATGTTATCTACGTAACTGTCTGTCATCGTCTAGCCATTAGTCCTTTTTTTACTATGGTTTTTTTCTTATTATCTAAACGGGGCTTAGTTATACTTTTTTGGTTTGCTTTTACCGATGTAGAAACAAGATCATCAGGTACTTTAGTCTCTATACCCCCTAAAAAAGGACTTAATACTTCAGCAGCTAGTCTAGAAAAACTACTCATTACTGTACATTCCCACTAAAACCTTGTTCACCTGGAGCTGCAGCACCGCCTATACCTATGTTAGCACCACCACCACCAGACATATCTGCAGGAGACTGTGGACCCTGACCCGTAGGTGCAGCACCAGCAGGACTAGGTGTAGCAGGTGCGCCACCTTCAGGCCCTGGAGCAGGTTCAGGAGGGGCTGTGAAGCCTTTAAGTATCTCAGCTTGTACGGCTGCGTCAGCTAATGAGTTAGTTACTTTGTCTGGGTCTAAGTCCATACTTATAGCTATCTCACGTATAATGTAATCCATTTTAGCGAAAGGAGCTAGTATCGGGTTCTGTGCAACTTGTAGGAACTGCATTAATCTTTGACTACGGACTTCGTTAGCCATTAGTGATTCAGTACCTTGCGCTTTAACGTCTAAGTCACCCTTTATCTCTGGATCATAGTCGAACTGCATATTAAAGTTAAAGAATGCTTTACCTAATGGGTTAATCAAGTAGTCATCTACGTTCTTTATAACAGTTCGTATAGAACCATTAGCTGCAGACATAAGCATAGAAATCCCAGAAGCAGTTCTCCCCACTCCAGAGACACCTGTTTGCCCATGCGCGAAAGACGGGAACCCTGTACTTTCATCGGCTAACACCCTTGCTTTATCAAATAGTTGCATATTCTCTTGGGCTACATTAGGAAACTTAGTGCCGAAGATGGCTTGTCCTGGCGCACCGCCTTGCCGTCTAAATACTTTACCTGGATATACACTTAGGTCTTGCCCAGGTACTAAGTTAGTCTCGTCTACTTCTATGATTAAGTTACCTGACAACGCAGAGTTATCTATCGCCATACGCATAAAGCCATTCATCAAGGTCTGTGTGTCATCCATGTTCTCAGCTATGCCTACACCAAAGAAACTATACGGTGATACTTCATACGGTACAGCGTAGTACGGAATATAAGAAGGCTTGAATGGGTTCATAACTAAACGTAGTACTTCGTTATTACATATCCATATGTTTACGTTTAGTTGCTCTGCGTCTTTTAGCTCTTTAGGTATATCTATTTCGTGTTCTTCTAATATCTCTCTATCTACAAAACCCCAGAACTCTAGTACTTCGTAGCGTTCAGCTTGTGAGCCGTGTTCTGCTTCTTCCATAGTTTGTTCCCACCACTTCTTAGTGTAGGACTCACCCATGTTTAGTGATAGGTCTATAGCGTTCTTTCTAAAGAAGGGTCTGTCTTTTAATGCTCTCATCTGTGAGCGAGACATTTTGTGGCGTTCAATTACGTACTCAGCTTCATCCATGTTAGCTGCATCAGGATCAGGGTAGAAGTTCCATATAGATACATTACTAGTTGACGGTACTGTTTTAATTGTAGGGTTATATTCACCACCCTCATCCCAGTTAGCGTACTCTTTAGATATAGCAAACGGACCTTTCATTATACCTGTACCAAACAAAGCTAACTCAAATGCTGCTAATCTTAATTGTTTATTAGCACCTGACTCTTCTAACTGGTCGTGTATCTTTTTCTGCATTTTCTTAGCTGCAACTAACGCAGGATGAAAAGTAATACTTGTAGGTGTTGGTCCTGGACCTTCTATTAGTTTATCACCTACAGGTTCAAGTTTATTTTGCAATGCACCTAGTCTATCTTTTATAGACTCCATTGTATCGCCTGGCTCTAATGCATTATCAGGAGAAAAGGTAGGTCTATCAAATGCTTTCTTAATTGCATCCATACCTTCTTCAGCTTTAGGGTTAGCTTCAAAGTGTACTGTATCAGCTACGCCTTCAGGTAAACTAGTTGGGTCTACACTAAGAGGGAACTTAGAGTTACCAAATAAAACATCAATTACTTGCCCGTAAGCTGCAAGTGTTTTAGTCTTTGTTACTTTAACGAATACACGAGAACGTTCTGTGTCAGTAAACTGTACATCAGGGCCATACAAACCTCTGTAGTTTCTGTAAGCTTGTAACCAACGTGTTTCATCATTTTGTCTAGCGTCTTCTGCTTTACTGAATTTACCTTCAACAAAGTTAGATATTCTACCTACAGAAGAATCTTCTTGTTCTTCCGTATCTTTAATGTCTTCTATAAAGGAAGACTCGTCACTTTCAATGTTATAATCTAGATCATCTTCAGCCATATGTTAATATCCAAATGTTGTATCTGACGCTTGAAAGCCAGAGCGTTGTGTAGCAGGATTAAAATCCCATAAAGAACTTCTTGGTCTTGTCATAACACCATATCGTAAGGCATCGTATAAGTGGTCTTCTGCGTGTGTATCTACATCTTCAGGGTTACGTTTGTCTAAAGGTAAACTAGGTACTTGCGCTATTGTATTAGTACAACTAGAGAAAAACACTAATCTTGGTTCTTCTGTAAACTCGTCTACCTGTAGCCTTCTATGTATTTCATTTTTACCTGAAACACGAGAGCCTTTACTTCTGTCGGATGGTCGCCATCTGCAACCCTTCATGTTCATCTGTTCAGCTAGACTTGGACCTGTATCACCTCTGTTGTGCCACAGTGAAGAGTCTAACACACCGTATCTAATTGTACCATCTTCTTGTTCTGCGTCAAGTATCATATCAGCTAAATCTGTAGCTGTAACTTTAGTGACATACATTTCTCTGTATACTACTAATTGTTCTGCTGGAGTTACAGCCATCCATACCACACCAGTCCAACTTCCGTATCCGTAGTCACACGCTCTAAACCTAGTCCAACTCTTAGGTATAGTGTAGGGATCTACTACGTGTATGTTACGGTTAAACTCAGGGAATGCTGCACCTTCGTTTACATCCCAGTTACCTTCTAGTAGTTGCTTACGTTGATGTTCAGGTAATGAGAGAAGCATCGCTTCGTAGTCACCACCCTGTGACAAGTAAGGATTATCAAACAAACTAGCAGGAATAAACCTACGTTTAAATAAAGGCTGCCCTTCGCGGCTGTGACCTTTAGGATATATTATTGTATCGCCTGACTCTATGTCTGTAGCCCAAAAAGGATCTTTAGCTGGGCTAGGGTCGATAAACATTTTCTTAACCCACTGATGTCCTGCACCTCCTGGGTTGGTAGTTGCTCTCATATACAAACCTAACTCGTCAGAGTGTGCGCTCCTGAGTCTTGATCTCATATAATTCCAAGCGTAAGGAGTACTCCATTGTGTAAGTTCGTCAAAACCAATCCAATTGAAAGCCTGACCTTGATAACGCATGACATCCATGTCTTTATCGAGGTAAGACATCCAGAGCCTACCACCTCTAGGGGAAACCCATTGACTTTTTCTTTCAGACCACTTAATCCCTGGAATAGCTTTAGGATATAGCTCTTGGCTTTTCTGTATAAGCTCACGTAGTTCCTCTGTCGTGTGTCGGACTAACAAACCACTAAAATTAGGGTTATTTAGACCGTGTAATGGGTCAGCAAGCATCGCATAACTTTTTCCACCACCTGCTGCGCCCCCATATAGTACCTCTCGCTCTGAAGAAGATAAGAAATCTGTTTGTGGACCCTTATTAGGAGAAAAAACTATGTTTTGTAGCTCTTCTATAGGTATTTCAGGTGTTATAGGCGTAGCTGGTATTACTTTAGGTGATTTCTTCTTGGATGGTGTAGCTGCCGATACCTTTTTCTTCGAGCTTTTGGATTTCTTCAAGCGTTTCTTTGAGCCTTCTGGCAAGGTTGCGTTTAATTGAAGCTGTTCGTTTACGTTTTTGCTCAATTGTTATTCGCTTTCTTAGACCTTCACCAGAAATGTAACGACCTGTTTGTTTTGTTAACCAAATAGCTACATCTCTGTAAGCATATTGTTTTAAATGACGTTTAGCAAGCTCTAATGCTTCTAATTGTATCTCAATAGGTTGTAATAACTTGTCGTTGTCTTTATCTAACTCATAACCGAAAGGTACAGTACGACTAACACGCGCTATAGTGTGCCATTCTTTCTCTTTACCTTTGTTAGGTTTAGGTAATTCCCAGTATCCTAACCATTCTTTTTGTAAATACATCTTATATTCTTACAAAACTGTTAAGTAACTCTTCTTTTAGCTGTTTTTGTTCTAGGAAAAGACCTATTTGATGTTTTAGTAGTCATTTTAAGGTTTTTACGGCTGTTGTTTAGTGGGTTGTTGTTTTTATGAGCGACATCTTTACCGTCATTCTTCTTAGCTACACCACCAGCTACCATCTTAGCTCTTGCAGTGTTGCGAGATGCACGTCTCTTTATCTGTGAAGGTTTACCTTGATAGTTTTTGTATTCACTCTTATAGTTTCTATTCATTGTTACCCTCTTTAGGTGGTAAATAAAATACACCACTAGATGCTTGTATGTCTACTTTATCAGTCTTAATCAAACCAGCCCTATCTAACACATCTTTAGCTGCAACCATTTTCTCTTTTATGCCTAGCTCTGTAGGGTCGTTCACAGCGTTACCTAGCGCAAAAGCTGCACGAGGCGCAGTTCTAGCAAAATAGGAGCGTGTAGCGTCTAGTATCTCTTCTTTGAGAGACTCAACTATAATACGTGTAGGTGTATTATCACTGTAGCCTGATAGCTTCTTAGCTAGGACTACATCACCTGCTGCTTGATCAAACAGTACCTCTAGGAAGTTCTGTTGGTTTTCCGTTAATTGT